ATCACCGTACCTTATTCCACCTGGATATCCTGAAGCACGCAGATTGCCTTCTGGTAATTCACCGAGAAGCCAGCTCTGATGTTGCTCTGGAGTTTCCAGTCATCTGTGTCAATTAGATAGAACTTGTTCAAGTTCAACTGTCTGCGGTTTCCGAAGATACCACATTTACCTCTTGCTACGAGCAAGGCTTCAGTTGCAGTTGTTGCTGTTCCGCCAGTCAAATCAGTAGGAAGCTGAGTTGTGAGAATAACATTGATTCCCCAAATCTTTCCGACTAACCCGTTTGATAGAGGTGCACTTCCGAAAGTTACCATATTGAGTAATGGCTCGTTTCCGTCAGTTGTGGTCTTGAGTTTTCTCAACTTGTTCAAGATTTTAGGATGAATAATCAAGTCAGTTGGCTCGATATTCTGGCTCTGCAATTTCTCGATTGCATCTGAGATATCATCAGTATCTATCTCACCACCAACAGCTACTGTGCTGATGTCGGTATAGACAGTAGTATCTCTCATTCCATTGAACCCTGCAACATTTGTATCTCCATTGTAGATTTCATAATCAATCTTCAATGCAATATCCTCTGCAAGTCTTTGGGTGACAACGTTCATCACTGATGGATTGCTGTCTTCCATTACCTCAGAAGATAGTTGAGTCAATGCTGCAACTTTCTGTGGATTGATTGTGAGCTGACCAAATGTTGGTTGCGATGCTGTGATGTCTGCTGCTTCAGCAGTAAAGTATGCTGTAGATGCGGCAGTTACCTTTGGGAAGAACAGAGTATCCGAAGTCATTGTGACTTGTTCACAAAGCTGGATGGCTGTTGATTTCGCCAAGATAATATCGTATATTTTTGCTGCCCAAATCTCTGGTACAAGATACCCACCCTGAGTGTTGGTATTCTCGTTCAAAGCCTTGAGCAAAGTTTCTGGATTTGACATAACTATTCCCCTCCCGATGGTGCAGGAGCACCTTTGAGCATCATTGATGTCAACTGTCCTACACTCATTTTATTTAATTCATCTTTTTTATCTTGTTTTTTTTGCTCTTCTGTCTTCTCGACAAGTTCCATCTCTTCATGGACCTTCTTTATTTTCGGCTCAAGTTTTTCAACCGCCTTGATAATAGCATCTGCTACTACATCATTTTCCTTCGCTTTATTCAAAGCTTTCTCCATCTCCTGCACTTGAGATTGAAGTTTCTCGAAATCCGCTTTTTTTACCGTGATTGACTCATCTGCCGCCGCCACCACTGGCGTAGCAGGCTTAGTCACCACTGCCTTTTTTTCTTCGGCTTTTGGCGGGTTTCCAGTCACTTCTTTCCCAACTGCTGGGGTGGAGGTCTCTTTATTTTCACTCACAGAATCTCCTCCTTTTTCTTCCTCCGTAGAGGCGTCACGTTTTGCGACCATGAAAGGACTGTCTGGATTCGCGTATCTATCTACCAACGATATCTCATTCAGCCTATATTTTGTGATGCGCTTGCTATTGTCTGGATCCCGTTCTAAAACACGACCACCAATAGAAAAGCCCTTATATACTTTCTTCAAACATTTTTGCCATGCTTGTTCATCAACAACTTCTACACCGATATAAACTCCAACACCAACATGCTTCTCAATTATGAGGGCAGTTCCAGCTGCAGTTTCAGGTCTGTGCATTTCTTTGATATTCGCCCATTTCTTCCATTCATCTACTGCTTCAAATGAAGCATCTAGATCAATAATCTCCCCCTGACTATCCTTAGAGGGGGTAGTCGCATAACCGAATACCATATGCTTTTCCTCATCTATTTTTGCAAATGGGGCATACATTTTAACTAATTCTGGAATTTCCATATTAACCTACCTCGTAATATATACTTACTACTGTGTTGTTTGTTTTCGGAGTGGCATACAAATCAAGCCTCTCTCCCATAGCCCATCGTACTATCGTTGAACCCCATTCAGCCATTGTAGCCGCTGGAGTCCATGCTGTGTAAACTGTGCTAGATACATTCGCAGGACTAACTTTCTTGAAAGACATCTTGAAACTGTCATTCCCACCGTAGATAACACGGTTCAATTTGCATCCTGTAGATTTCGTACAGAAGAAAGAACCTCCGTTGTTTATCGGAGTTGTATTTCCAAGAGGAATAGACAAAACAGTTTCTCCGAATTTGTTGGTGATACTTACATCTCCTGCAGCTGCGGATGCAAGTTTGGCATTGTAGATATAATTCAAATCAAGATATGTGTCTTTATCTGAACCTGTTTTTGTGTAGTTTGTAGTTGTTAGATTCACACCTGTTTTCATAAACAGAGTTGCGTTTGGACATTTTGCTAAATCTGCAACTGCTACCATAATCCTTCCTTCCTGCGCGAAGTTAGCTTGTGGAATTACATACCAACCTGAATTTGACATATTTCTATACACAAGAGTCGCAGTGGTTATGTTTGTTCCATTTACAACTCCAGAATATGTGAGTGTTGAACTTGCAGACAATAGTGCCTGTGATACATTGAATATAGTTGTATTCGCGGTGAGATTACCCAAGGTGGTGCTTCCCATTTTTACTACTGTGCCTGTTCCGTTTATCTCTCCGACGATAGTCAAGGTTGCATTAATCGTTGATAACTTCATGTTTGGTTGGATTGTAGTATATAATATACTAGTATTCCCGCCAGTTGTAACTGCCAATGCAGTATTGTTTAGAGCAACTTCAGTTGCTAGTGTATTGTTTGAAGATAGATTATATGTTCTCGTATTGTTATTTGGAGTTACTGTCACAGTCCCCGGCAGTCCTTTAATAGATATTGTGAATGCGGTAGTAGAAAGGAAATTGTGGGTTGAAGGAAGAACGAGATTTGTTGAATTTACAGTTCCAGATAAATTTAGCAACGGAGTTTTCTTGTACCAAAGAGCAGTCGGGACAGTTTTGTTTGCAAATGTGATGTTTGTTAGTTCTGTGGAATATAAAGTTGCGATGGTACCATCATCAGAATTTGAAAGAGCACTTGCAGAAGTTCTGTTCATATTAGAAGTGTAATTAGCAAGAAGATAATCTACTCTATATACATTCGTATAATTGGTACATATCTGACTTGCGTTGCTGGAAGTATCATTCAAACCTTTTGAACTGAAATTTGCAAGCTGAGAGCCAGATATCTCAATCGAAATTGGTTTGTTTGTGATATTCGAAATAACGTATTGATAGTTTGAACCTGCAGTAGAAACTACAGTAGTTCCAGTCAGATTATATGTGATTGCCCTAACCTTGGAATCATTTGTCATATATTCGATTGTGAGTTCCTGTGTATCTGTTGCACTCAAACTTGAAAAGTTTGCATAAGTATTTGTTCCATTCTGAGCTATGGATGAAAATGTAGAAAGAGCATTCTCTCCAGATTCAATCATAGTCGCTTCAAAATATGCGGCAGATAGAACAGCCATCATAAGGAAGACACTCAACATAATTTTCTTAAACATTGTTATCACCATTCACAGGCTTGTCGCCCTTCATTTCTACTCTTGATGTCATCGCATTTGCATTCTGTTCAGTGCGTGCATCTGCCGAAGCAACTTCTTCTTTCTTACTTCTGATTCTTTCTTCGCGCATGTCATCCTGCTGTTTAGAAGTAAGTTCGTCAAACATTGGATTCGGTATTGGTTTGAATCCTAAGAATTCACGAGACTCATTTACAGTCCACACTAGATTAGTAAGTTTAACTGCTATGTCTGCCTCTCTAGTTTCATCACGCTTGTATACGCGATTGAAATAAAATTCTGTTCCGAAATGATCGAACAGTTCGTTATTGAGAGTATCCTCGTACTCAGTTTGAATAGAATTAATTTGTTTGTAATAGCTCTCCATACTTGTAGGAGATGTATCTCCCTTTCCAAATAGATGTTGGAACCGAGCAGTTGCACCATAAGCAAGCATAACACGCTGGGTGAATTTATCTATGAAGTTTGAGAATTCCAAGTCCTTACTTAGAGAGGCAACTTTGTTTATTCCAAGATTACCTGTAATTACCATGTTGCGATGAGGATTCTGGCGGTGCTGTTTTAGAACTTCTATGAACTTCTTGTAGTTCTGACTGTCTGGAGAATCGTCAGGAAGATTAAAGATGAAGGACGGAGTCGCGTCGTTTTGGAAGAAAAGTCCACCGTAAGTTTTTGCATACCATAATGAAACTACGTCGAAGATTGCAGTTTGAAGTGGGGAGTTTCCATAAATCTGGTCTCCGATTGGTTCATAAGGAAAGTGAATCACTTCTTCTGGGCTGAACTCAACTCCACCAAGCGCACCCATATTTCCATAAGCAAATGAAGATGGCTTATCTGGATTTGGATTTGAATTTGTAGCAAACATTGTTCCGCGATTTCTAGGTTTCTGTACGTATCCAACTATCTTTCCGTGTACGTCGTACTTAATCCACAT